CTAATATTTTCCTAGCTCTCGCAGGCTAGTATGATTTTCTTGGATACGACGGAACATTTTTTCCATATCTGCCTTACTGAAATTAATCAACACGGGTCTACCATGAGGGCAGTTATAAGGATTTTGACATTGGGCTAATTGCAGTAGCAGATTTCTTGCTGAATAATCATCCAAGCTATGATTTGCCTTGATAGATCGTTTACAACTCATCATAATAGCTAACTCTGCTCGGTAAGTTTTGATAGAGACCTCATTGGTTAGAAGTAACATGTCACACATTTCATAGACACCAGATGCAATCTCTTCTTCTTTCATCCAGATAGGATGCTCTCTCAAAATGAAAGTATTGTGCCCATAAACTTCTAGGAAGATACCAACTTCATTTAAGAGTGCCATTTTCTCCTGTAAGTTAATGAAATCCGAGCCGGAAAACTCAAACAAATAGGGCACCAACAGCTGCTGTAAACTACTGTCAACCTCACCTATCTTATCACGATAATATTCGTATTTAACCCGCTCTTGGGCAGCGTGTTGGTCAATGATAAATAAACCATCTTTTCCCTGAGCAAAGAGATAAGTTCCGTGCATCTGACCAAAATAATCCAATTCGGGAAATACTGATTGCTCTTCATTTTCCAAACGGGTTAGCATTTGAGATAACTTTTGTTTGTTTTTTAAATCAAGTCCAGGGTGATCAGCATCAGTTATCTCATCCTGTGATCGACTAGCACGTTTTACTGAGGAAAATCCTGTATTCTCTCCTAAATCAGGAAACTGCTCCGTCCTTTGATCCTTTACAGTCTTGTCAATCTCTGTATTATGAAAATTACTCTCAGGTATTTTTTCAGAAACATCCGATTCTTTAACAAAAAAGTCATTTCTTTGAGGATCATAATAAAGCCCTTTAGATTGTAATGGAAGTCGTGTTTGCTCTGGTTTAGAAAAGTGTCGTGTGCTTGATTTAGCTAAGTTCTCCAGAGCATCTGGAATCAAATCTTGCTCCTTAAGACTTTCAGAAATCGCCGTACTAATTAAAGCCATCAACTCACGCTCTTTTGAAATACGGACCTCTTGCTTAGTAGGGTGAACATTGACATCGGCCAAATAGGGGTCAATCTGAATATCAATCACCACAATTGGGAAACGTCCAACCATCAACTTAGAGCCGTAACCATCTAAAATAGCCCGATTGAGCAAGAAATTTTTAATGTAGCGTCCATTGATTAAAATGGTCATATAATTGCGGTTGGCGCGTGTCAACTCTGGTAAACTGACATAGCCCGACACTTCAAAGTCCAAATCGGCATTGGAAATAGCAATCATTTTTTTGGCAGTATTCAAGCCATAAATCCCTGCAATAGCCTGCCGCAGGTCCCCCGTCCCTGATGTCTGAGTTAATTGACGGCCATCACTAATAAGGGTGAAAGAAACTTCTGGATGTGCCAAACTCAAACGATTGACCACATCAACAATATGGGCTAACTCTGCCTGTAAACTTTTCATGTATTTGAGGCGAGCAGGCGTGTTATAAAAAAGGTTTTCAACCTTAATCTTGGTACCTACAGGCGTCGACGTTTCCTCGAGCGTTTCAATCTCTCCGCCGATAGCAACTAAAAGAGAACCGTGATTATCTTCCTTAGTAGCTGTTTTTATTGTGATTTTACTGATAGAAGCAACCGATGGTAAGGCTTCTCCCCTAAAACCAAGTGTTCTAATTCGAAAGAGATCACTTTGACTTTTTATTTTACTGGTAGCATGTCGCCGCAAACTCAAAGGAAGGTCTTCAGGCGACATCCCTTCACCATTGTCCGTAATCTGTATCTTTTTGAGACCAGACTCTTCAATATCAATGGTGACTTGGCTACTCTTAGCATCGATAGCATTCTCAACCAATTCCTTGACAACACTCGCTGGCCTTTCTACAACTTCACCAGCTGCAATTTGGTTGGCGAGAACTTCTGGTAATTCAATAATGTTTGTCATAATTTTGTTTTTAACACTTTCTAAACGTTGATATAACAAGGTTTCATTAGGTTTACACCTCTCAAAATATTAATTTGTGGACTTTTTTGTGGACTTATAAATTATTCATAGCCTTTTCATAATATAAAACAGCTTCTTTTTCTTTGTCCTTAGAAAGATGGCCATAGGTATCCAAAGTCATGCTGATATTCGCATGTCCTAGACGGTACTGAAGTTCCTTATAACTAATACCAGCGTTCAGCAATAAACTAGCGTGAGTGTGTCTAAAAGCGTGAAAGGTAAAGCGTTCAATCCCTGCTTCCTTACACCTAGTATCTAAAGCGCTTTGTCTAACCGAAGCATTAAAATACTTTCGTGTTGGTGTGGCAAACACTACCTCCGACACACGCGCACCAACCTCATTAAATAATTGTCGCTGTCTCATTTGATATAGCTTTAGGCTTCTAAGGGTCTTTTTATCAACACTAATCACTCTATTGCCTGACTGGGTTTTAGCTGTACTCAAAAACTTCAAATTTTTATTGTAAGTCTTATTAATGGCTATTGTACCATTTTCTAGGTCAATATCTCCCCACTCTAATGCACAGGCTTCGCCTATCCTCAAGCCAGTGGATAATAAAAGTTGGTAGAGAACTGCATCAAAGTAAAGGTTATAGCGTTTGTGTTGACTAGTTTCTAAATGTTCTAAAAAAGATTTCAAATCAGACGGATCAATAAACTTAACTTTTTTCTTAGCGTTTGGCTGCTTCCTTGGAAGGATAATATCTCTTGCTGAGTTATAATCTATTAGCCCTAGCAATACTCCTTGTTGGAGAACTTTTCGGATGACTGAACGTACCGCAGTATAATTGACGTAATATTTAGATAATCTATTAATCAGCATTTGAATATCACTAGCGGTTATCTTATCAACCTTCATATTGCCCAGAGTTGGCATAATATGTCGATTAAGTCTAGTAACAGTAGCATCATAAGTTTGAGGCTTTACTGTTAACTTATAGGTTTCAAGCCATAAATGACTAAGTTCTTTAAATGTTTTAATCACAACTTTTCTTTTAATTGTAGATCCATTAGATAGGAAGTCAAACTGCGCGTGCTTGGCTTTTTGATTAACTTCTTTTCTTGTTCTTCCTGTGATGCTTGTTTTTACTCTCTTACCTGTCATTTGGTCAATGCCTAGATAAATACTAGCACGATAAACGATTGTACCGTTTTTCTTCTTATGTTCTGTTATTTTCATGATCATAAACCTTTCCATCAGCAGGCAAGCTATTATCAAAAGGGTTTTAGATTAGTTCATATCATGGTTAGACTTACGAGAAGACTCTTATTTCGTTTGTTTTGGAGAAGTCGGTAAATTTACCTGGTTAAAGGTTAAAATGCGATTACGGATGATTTAAAGCTGTTTTTCAGGGGTCTTTGACAAAGTTAGCTTACTAGTTAGCTAACAAAATCCTTTACATTTAGCACGCGCGTGATATAATTATAGTTAACAAAGATAACTTGTGAAGGATTAACGCTGGGTCCCAGAATGGGGTAAGCCTTCGGGCTGAGCATTCCTATGTGCCAGGGGTTATCTTTTTTATTTAGATTTTTTCAGACTTTCAACAAAATGTTGGGGGTCTTTTTCTATTTCAGAGATAATAAAATCAACGAATTTTTGAGAATAAGTGTAATGTTCAGACTTACCTATTTTATGGCAATAAGAATATTTTTCATCAGACTTTATTGAATAGAAATCAATCACTAATGTTAGGACATATTGATTAAAACCAGATTTATAATTAAGTTTAATATTCTTTTTATTTAGTCTATCGTTTACAACAGATATAATATTTGCATATGAATACTTGTGCGTTTCTGATGGATCTTTCAAATCTTTTAAAATAGCAACTTGAGAAGGTGATTGATTTGCAATTGATACTATAAAATCGGCTTCAGATTTTTTCTTAGTAATATAAAGATTTTGTTTAACACCAATAGCGAATTTATCAGAATTATACTCTGTCACTAAGACATCTATGGCATTTGCCTGTTGGATGAATTTTTCAGCAATTTCCGCAGGGTATTTTAATCTAATTTGTTCGTTAGATAATGGTTCGTAAGTTGCAGTGATAGTTAAAAAATTTTGGGAAATGGCCTTTGTAACATCTCTTGAATGAAATCGTTGAAGTTCATTGACATAGTTAAGTACACAAGCTTGGAAAAGTGGAGCATACTTTAATTCATAATCTTCTGTTATGTAGTGAGTACTAATATTCCTTAGTTCAATAATGCGCTCAAGATTAAGTCGAATTCTAGTGCTGTCGTCCGAGTATATTTTTTAATAACACCTTCTAAGCTTAGTGTTCTATCTGGATTATCCTTAAAATAGATTGATTGATTACGATTTAACATTTCAGCTTTAAGCATCAATTCCCAAGCATTACAGATAAAGAAACTAAAGCCCTCAATTCGGTACTTAATCGTTGGTTTATTGTATATTTCAAGTCCCATAATAAAAGCTTCAATACTTTTATCAACTAACCTCGTACTTAAATTCTCCATATATTTCCTTTCTAGTTTTTTCACGCCCTCCAAAATTGATCTGTACAGTTTTTTTGACGTAAACAAAATTGGCAACCACACGCTTTTCAGAGTTTTCAAAATCTATTTTCACCTTGTCAATAACCTAGTTAAAGTTGCGCCATTCGGTATATTCTAGAATCGATAACCAACGGAGATAATGGCATCTAGGTTGCAATAGTCGACCTGTCTGATTACTTCCCTAGAGCCTTCAAGTTGAACTGTTTCCATTTTGGAAATAGTTGCTTTTCCTTTCTATGGTCTAATGGTAAGGTATAAAGAGTTTCAGAGCAAGTTTTGCATATCTAAAAACTAGGTCAAGGTCTACATAGATTCGAGCTCTTGAAAATGATTGCCTTTGGTACTCTGATAGTAGCTATCATGAATAACAAGAACAAATAGAAAAACCGTCCCACACTTTAGCCAATCGTGGACGGTTTATAGAAAGTATAAACAAATACGGTAAGGCTGCCGTCTTAAACGGTGTTACCACAGGAGATTGTTTGCGCAATCTCCTTTTTCTATGTCCATTATAGCTTTGTTTGATAAAGAAGTCAAAGGGTATAGTTAGAAAGTATAGTCTTTAGCGCTCTTAACATTCCTTAATGCTACCAAAATGAATAAAAATAATTTTATACAATAATTTATAACACTTTATGCAACCACTGGCCACGCGCAGACAGTTTTTTTAATTACCGCCAACAAAAAGTTCCGAAAAGTTCCGATTATACCTCAATTTTTGCCAAGTTTTGAGGGTCTTGTAATTAAAGAAAATCAAAGGCGTATCAAGGTATTTGCGTGTGCACAGAGATGGTAAAGTTGGCATTTATACACGGAAATTCAACAGGTCATAAAATGAGCGGTACTGTAAGGTTACAGTAAGGTAGCTAATTTTATTCCACGCGCATAATGCTGAACCCCGAGCGAACTCCGAGAATAGAAGGTTACTACTCCCAAACACGAACACATGGTCGCATTTCGGAATGCTGGAAAATGTTGGCAAGTACTGACATAATACGTCAACCTATTTCAATAGTCCTAAAACGCTCGGGAAATTCACTTAAAGAACTTGAAAAAACTTGATATATCGGTCGTTTCTTAATTTACTTTTTCCGTTGTGACAGCTTCTAAAATCAGTTGGCATTTTTAGCATATAGTATTCAGAAAATCGGACTTTTCGGCTGTCTTAAAGAGCAAAAAGCGAGTCCTTAAAGGTAAAGCAACCAAAATTAGTGGAAAATAGTGGAATTCGGCGCGTGGGTATCAGATAGTCATGATTTAGATGTAAAACTCCCAATAACTTCTCCGATAATACGGAAATCACTATCTCTATCTATGAGTATATCGTCATACTTGTCGTTCAGACTATGCAGAAATGCTCCAGAATCGTTTATAACAAGTTGTTTGATATAAGCATCACCGTAATACTCAAAAACTCCTATATCACCATCTGACAGGTTAATAGATAGTTTGATAAATACATAGTCCCCAGAATGGTATTCGGGTTCCATAGAATCGCCATAAACCGGTATGACAAAATCAGCGTCGTAATCGACTGGTAATTCAATTGTTTCTACTTGTACATCATTTAGATACTGACCTGTACCAGCTGAAGCTGCGTGGTCGTAGTAATTGTAAGTGTAGTAGGTGGCTTGTGGTTCTTCTACTGTGTTTTGTTGTTCTAATTGTGTTTCAGCATAATCAAGGACGTTTAATTGTCGCTTGTGTTCTAGCTGAGATAAAGTAGATGTTACTTTTTGTAGGGTTGATGGGATAATATTACTATTTGTTTCAATATTATTAGAATCAAAACGGGGGTCAATGTCTGATTTTAGAACTCCGAAGAAGTCCGCCAGCTTTTGAACGTTTCCAGCAGTTGGGAGTGAACGACCTTTAACATAGCCAGTTATCGTACTCTTAGGTATTCCTAGTTTGTTGTGAATATCTATCTGTTTGATATTCTTTTTAGCCATAAGCATGTTGAGATTTGTTGAGAAAATTTCTCTATTTATTAAATCTTGGGGACTATTTTTAGCCATTTCTCTTACCCCTTTCTTTTTGTATCTGAATTAATTCTAACACAAATAAACCTAAAAGTACTATTTTTTAATATTTTTCTACAAAAATCATTGACTTGGTACGAAAATAATAGTACTATTAAGCCGTAGCTTTTTAGAAAGGAGTTGAAAACATGACGCAAATTACACTAAAAGCTGCCCGAATCAACGCTGGTTACACTTTAAAACAAGTAGCTGGAGCGGTTGGGAAAAATCCCCAAACTATTTCAAAGTACGAAAAAGATAGCTCCGATATTTCTTTAGGACTATTGCAAAAATTATCATCTTTGTACGGTGTCACTATTGATAACCTTTTTTTAGGTAAAAAAGTACGAAAATAATAGTACTTTATTGATTAGAAAGGCAGGCAAGAAATGAGAAGGAATTATAGCAAGGTCATAGATGAGCTGAGAACTTCCTACAACTTGAATTTAGTTGCTATTGGTCAACGTATCGGAATAGACCCCCGAACAGTTGGTAAATGGTGGCAGGGTAAACATAACCCGAACCAAGAAAGCAGAAAGAAACTGAATAGGCTATATAGAGAGGTGAAAGAAACTATGATGACACAAGTAAATATTTTTGAAGAAGCTAATGACAACACAAAGCAGGTTATGCAAGTTATTACAACGACAAATTTTCATGGACAACCTTTAGACATTTACGGTGATATTCAGGAGCCTTTATTTTTGGCTAGGGCAGTCGCTGAAATGATTGATTACACAAAAACTAGCCAAGGGTACTATGACGTACAAGCTATGCTAAGAAAAGTAGATGAGGATGAAAAGCTTAAAGGAATGGCTTTAGAAGGTACTACGAAAAATTTTCGTAGTGGTCAAAAAGTTTGGTTTTTAACTGAGCATGGACTTTATGAAGTGCTTATGCGTTCAAACAAACCAAAAGCCAAAGAGTTTAGAAAAGCAGTCAAAAACATTCTAAAAGAAATCCGCTTGAATGGCTATTACATGCAAGGCGAATTGGTGCAAGAACTAGCTCAACCAAGCACCCAAAAACTACCAGGTATAAGTGACCTAACTTATATACGAAATAAGCTAGCTGATTTAGTTGATATGGATAATCTAGCTGATATTTCAAATGGGATTGACCGAGTTCAGCAACTAGTGAAGCTGATCAGCTTGTAGGAGCAATCTATGAACAAAACAGAAACATGGAACGGATATACTATCCGATTTGTAGAGCACCAAGGCGAATGGTGGGCGGTGCTAGCTGATATTGCTAAAGCACTAGATCTGAATCCAAAATTTATTAAACAACGTTTGGGAGATGAGGTTGTTTCAAACAACCACGTCGCAGACAGTTTAGGGCGTCAACAAGAAATGTTAATCGTTAATGAGTTTGGCATTTATGAAACTATCTTCTCAAGTCGTAAGAAGGAAGCCAAAACCTTTAAATTATGGGTATTTGAGATTATCAAACAACTACGCCAAAGCACAGGCCTAGAGGGCTTCCAAGTATTTAGAATGTTTGATAAAGAACATCAGAAGCAGGCAATGAATAGGCTTGTCAATGGCTTAGAACAGGTTAAACAGACTGACCTTATCAAAGCCAACACGATTGCCAATAAAGCGGTATCTAATAAGTATGGGTTACCAAAGATGATTAGCAAATCTCAAATGACTGAACAAATGTTAAAAGATAGAGAGCAGTTATTAGATGATACCGTTGAACTTATGGTAATCAAGGATAAATTTGACCTTGGTATCAGTGTTTCAAACGCTATTTACAGTAGAGCAACCCATTAAGAAAGGCAGGCAAATAACAAATGGCTAGAACACCATTTACACAAGAATTATTACATCAGATATTTGACGATACAGGAACAATGAGCCTAGAGCTGATTGCTGAACGGCTTCCCGATTGGTCTGAAAAAGACATCAAGCTTAGATTAGCAGCTTGGCGGTATCGAAATAACATTGATTACACCATGGCAAACGGTGAAATTGATACCTTTGAAATTATCAATAACAGAAAAGCCATATCCGAAGAAGTTTCCGCAGGAAGGCAACTTAAGCTTGAAGAGTATTTCAAGCAAGTACAGGCAACGGCTGAAATTATTAATAAACCGACTGCTAGCGACACCAATCGTTTAAAGGCCATTCAATTACAACAAGTGGCTATGGATGAAATTCCTGATCAGTATTTTAAAGAACTAACGGAACTCTATGGATAAAGGAGGATTACCATGAACCTAGTTTACATGGACGGTAAGAAAGAGCCGTACACCACACACGACATCATAGCTGAGCATGCTGAAATTGACATTATTTCAGTTAGAAAGCTGATCGATAAGCATAAAAAGGATTTAGAAGCGTTTGGGGTTTTGTCATTTGAAATCCATAAACCTGAAAAAGGTTCACTAGGCGGACGACCTAGAAGAATTTATCACTTAAACGAACAGCAGGCGACTTTATTAGTTACCTATCTAGGAAATACCGAACCAGTCAGAGAGTTTAAAAAGAACCTAGTCAAGGCATTCTTTGAAATGCGAGAAGAACTCACTCAAATTAGGTTACAGCGTTCTCTTGAAGCTCCTAAACGAAAAACACTTAATGAAGCTATCAAGACATGGGAACACGCGCCTAAAATGGCTTATCCGACTGTGTACAATTTATTGCTTAAAGCTGTTACTGGTAAGAATAGCAAGCAATTAAAAGCAACCAGAGGTGGTTATTCTGGTATTGACTGCTTAAACTCAATTGAGCTAGCACAGTACACCGCTTTAGAAGATATGGCAATCGCTCTTATCAATCTTAATTTTACCTATCAAGATATTAAGACAATGGCATTAAAAAACACGCTACAATGCGCGTGAAAACAACAAAAAAGGCTTTGACAGCGACCAAACTTCCAAGCCTTCAACTAGTATAACTAAACTCAATTAATAAAGCAGGCAAGCTATTATTAAAAGGGTTTTAGATTAGTTCATATCATGGTATAATAATGGTATCGGGTAAATATCCGAAATATTACAAAAGAAATTGTGGTATAATATTAGGCTTTTTAAGACCTTGCGAGCGTGGAAAACTTGCGGGGTCTTTTTTGTTTGGTTTTCCTTAGCATTACCAAAATGAATAAAAGTAATTTTATACAAGAATTTATAATACTTTATGCAACTACTCAATAAATAGTCTAATAGATTTTACCTGTAACACTTTCGTTGATAAACAAATAACATGAAAATCTGTATCAGAAACTTTAGAAATACAAATGATTCTAAATTCTCGTTAAAAGCATAGTTTAATGATTATTAGAATAGTAATCCCTAAAGCAGCTTTAAAAACACCGTGTTTAATAATGTCATTACGTTTTTTAAGTTTCCGATAATAAGAGAGATTACTCCCGTTACGGTTAAAGCCAAGCTTAGGGTAAAAAGATTAAAGTGATCAAACGATGTATTACTCCTTTCGTGATAGTTGCGGCTTAGTATGGGATAACAATTGAATGATAGTAAAAATAGATAGTTACTGCTAAGGAAACTAACGATATTCCAAGTGCAATCCACGATAAATCTTTCCTACTTTGCTGGTTATAAAAAAGCTTAAGATTGCTAGAATAATGGCTATTATAGAGAGGTAAGCATGTCCATAAGAAATAAATATTAAGAAGTTATCTAACAAAGAGATAATACTTATAATAAGACTAATGACAGGCAATAATTTATTTTCTTTCATAATCTGTTCCTTTCTCGATAAACTCATTTTAAGAATACTCAATAAAGTTTTCCTATCTGCTCTCATCCTCTAAAACTTTAACCACTCTTTTATTTGGAATAAACCATATAAGAGCAACAGACAGATAACCTAACTCTGATACAACCACTGAATAGAAGGCAATAATTGCAGAAAAAATGTATATAGCTAAGGATATTTTTCCTTTTATATCTGAGCCCAATGCCTCTTTTAAAAGCGATGGTTTAGAGCTTAGTTTAATAACTTGTGATTGTAAAATGAAATAAGAAATAGCTGTACCTAGCAACGTTATACCATAAATAAATACAGGCAAAGAGCTAGTGTGAAAACGACTAACCCATTCTGTAGCCCAAGGAATCAGCGAAATAAAAAATAACCACAAATTGTTAAGCCATAGGGTTTTACCATCGATTATTTTCACTAGTTTCATTAAGTGATGGTGGTTATTCCAATATATTGCAACATAAACAAAGCTTAAAACATAAGCTAGTAGGCTAGGTACAACTTTTAGCAAAGCTTTTAAAGAATCCGCTTCCGGAGCTTTTAAAGATAGGACCATAATAGTAATAATGATAGCTAAAACACCATCACTGAATGATTCTAATCTTGAACTTGACATATTTGTGTCCTTTGCAAAAAATATATAAATATTTTGTGAAGTAAATTATTATAATTCATACAGACTATAACTCAATGATATTAACCTCATATCCGAGGTGTTTTAAGAAAGAAAACAGGTCTTTGGTATTGATAAAGATAGTCCTATCGTTAGTATTAAGGCGAAAACTCATTCTTTCTTCTGTGACGATTTCTTGGTCAAAATAAACAAGAATATCTTTATCTTGATTATTGATTAACCCAAAGGGCGAAACCACGCCAGGAGGTAAAAGCATTTTCTGATAAAGACTGTCCGCAGAAGCCATTCGAATACGATTAGCACCAACCAATTCTTTAAAGTTTTCCATGTCTAGCATCTTTTGGTCATCCATTATCAGCAAGTAATATTGCGTTTTCTTTCTTGTTAGTCAAGAACATTGTTTTTGTTCTTACTCCCTCAATACCTTCAATAAAACTGTCAGCTTGTTCTGTGGTCAAAGCTGGTTCATGTTCGACTAGTTCATAAGGGATATTCAATTTCTTTAATTCAGTAATAATATTTTCAAAAGTATTTATAATAAAACTCCTTATTATATTTTTTAATTACCGCCAACAAAAAGTTCAGAAAAGTTCCGATTATACCTCAATTTTTGCCAAGTTTTGAGGGCCTTGTAATTAAAGAAAATCAAAGGCGTATCAAGGAGTTTGCGTGTGTACAGAGATGGTAAAGTTGGCATTTATACACGGAAATTCAACAGGTCATAAAATGAGCGGTAACTGTAAGGTTACGGTAAGGTAGCTAATTTTATTCCACGCGCATAATGCTGAACTTCGAGCGAACTTAGAGAATAGAAGGTTACTACTCCCAAACCCGAACACATGGTCGCATTTCGGAATGCTGGAAAATGTTGGTATGTACCGACATAATACGTCAACCTATTTCAATAGTTCTAAAACGCTCGGTAAATTCACTTAAAGAACTTGATATATCGGTCGTTTATTAATTTACTTTTTCCGCTGTGACAGCTTCTAAAATCAGTTGACATTTTTAGCATATAGTATTCAGAAAATCGGACTTTTCGGACGCCTTAAAAAAGCATTCGTCAAAATTATAAACAGTTTAGAGGCTTTAAGAGCTTTATTTTTTATCTCAAATTCTAAAAAGGTAATTCATACTTATAGTCATCAATTTTTGAACTAACTACAATCTGAATGTTTTCATTCAAAAGCTGATCAACATGCCCTGAAGAATTTTTTTGCTAAAAACAAATTCTTCTTTAAATTCTTTTATTATGTACTCTTTTATATTTTTACCAACAATTTGAAGCAACTCATTTGTAAAAATATTTTGAAAATTGGTAGGTAAGTTAGTGAACTTATCATAAATTTCTTTATTTTGTTTTTCCAAAGAAGCTTTTACGGTAACGACTTCTACTTGCTGATAATTACGTTTAATTTCTTCAATATCAACAGGATTGTCAGGCTTATTAGTATTGATATGAAATTCAAACTCAACTTTATACTCTAGAGTAGCAACTGGTATATCTCTATCTAAAATTTTTATGAATGTAAATATGTTTCCGCTATCTTCGTCGCTAAAATATTTTATTTCATAATCTATTGGCGAATAATCAAAAAAATCATCTGAGGTAATACCTAGAGTGTTACAAATTTTATTTACCGTTTCATAATCAACTTGTTTTGATTTATTTGAAGTAATTTTAGAAATTGTTGATTGTGCAATCCCTGTATCACTTGCTAAACGTGCGCCACTCATTGACCTTTCAGCTAATAATATAGCCAATCTATTTATTAACATTATTACACCTCTTTTTTTATTTATTATAGCGCACACGCTAATAAAAGTAAAATATAAAATAATAATTTGAGTGTTGACAATATATTTTGTATGGTGTATTATTTTATTAAATTAGTCATTACGCTATATTGATTAGTTGATAAAAAATAATAAGGAGCGGTTATGCTAAAGAATAATTTATTGATTGTTTTTGCTGAAAAAAAGACCAAAGCTAGCAAAGTTTCTAAAGAAACAGGTATAGCGGAATCTACAATTTCAAACTTAGCAAACAACAAAACTGATGTGAAACTTTCTACTCTTATCAAACTTTGTAATGCTTTGAAAGTTCGTCTATCTGATTTAATTGAATTTTCGCCAGAGTAATAATAAAGGAGCAATCTATGGACAAAGCAGAAACATGGAACGGATATACTATCCGATTTGTAGAGCACCAAGGCGAATGGTGGGCGGTGCTAGCTGATATTGCTAAAGCACTAGATCTGAATCCAAAATTTATTAAACAACGTTTGGGAGATGAGGTTGTTTCAAACAACCACGTCACAGACAGTTTAGGGCGTCAACAAGAAATGTTAATCGTTAATGAGTTTGGCATTTATGAAACTATCTTCTCGAGCCGTAAGAAGGAAGCCAAAACCTTTAAATTATGGGTATTTGAAACCATTAAACAGTTAAGACAAAGCACAGGCCTAGAGGGCTTCCAAGTATTTAGAATGTTTGATAAAGAACATCAGAAGCAGGCAATGAATAGGCTTGTCAATGGCTTACAAAATGCAACTAAGAAAGACCTTATCAAAGCAAACACTATCGCAAACAAAGCCGTTTCTGACCTATATGGTTATCCTAAGATGGTTAGTAAAAACGAGATGACAGAAAACATGTTGCGAGACCGTGAGCCTATCCTTGATGAAACGGTTGAACTAATCAAGGTTAAAGAAAAATACGGCTTAAATTTTAGCGTATCTGAAGCTATCTATAACCAAAACACAATAAAAAAAGCGCAGTGATGCGCGTGGATAAAGGAGAAATGATTATGAAAGCAACAACTTACAAAGAGTTGAAGAAATGGATTGATGAAGGTGTTGATTTAGCTGAGCTAGCACAGGGTTACGCTGACAAAGTACCAAATGCAGATCGCGAACAGTTTGAAGCAATCACACAGGAAATTTTCAACGTATTGGAAGGCGTATCGCTCATGCTTGATGACAAAGTGCTAATCTATAATCGCAAAGCAGAGCAAAAGCGTTTGAATGACATTGAACAAGGCAATTATTAATCAATAATCAAGAGCAACAAAAAAAGGCTTTGACAGCGACCAAACTTCCAAGCCTTCAACTAGTATAACTAAACTCAATTAATAAAGCAGGCAAGCTATTATTAAAGGGGTTTTATATCTTAAATTATAGCATATTGAAGCTATTTTGACCATACGTAGGGAGCTCCCCCTTAAAACTAGCATGAATCTAGTATAAGAAACAAGCAACTACACAGAAAATAAGAATTAATAAGGAAGATAAAATGACATCAGTTAGAACCGCACAATTACTTAACAATGGTTTAGGATTGGTTGGCCAAGACCTAAAAGACGTCTTATCAGCTCTAGCCAATAGCGTCAATCCAAGTATTGAAAAACAGATTTCTCACATCATGATAGATAGAGCTAATACTGGCGAATGGTTGGCAAATGTAGGCAAAAAATGAGGTAAAACATAATGAGATATAGAGTAGAAACAAATCCTTTTTCAAAAGATAGATACACTCCTGAACAGCTAGAAATGTTCAAAAATCGCCAACTCAGCAAAGATAAAGCTGAAGTCTATTTCACTCGACTATATAACCAACATATTGCTTGGGTAATTATTGCTAACGTTATGACAGAATACGTCATTAAATTCAGAAAAAGTGCTACCAGCTTTGAAGAAGCATGGGACGCTTTAGACTATCAACGAACCACAGAGATTGTCTTTAGAGCCGTTAACGGTTTACCTTGTTCAGAGAAAGACTCAGGGGAACTAGAAACTTATTTAAGTGAGGTATCGGCATGAGGAGTATTGAAGAATTAAAAGCGATTGCTGAATATATTTTGGAACACATGACGGATAGTGAAAAAGCCCATTTTCCTAACATGACAAGAGAAGAAATAAAAGGGTTGATAATTAAATATGACAGTTCAAGAACTTAACCTCACACCAACACAGACGCTTATTCTATTCTTTGTTTTAGGTCTCTTAGGGCTTCTTCTTAGCCGTTCTAAGCCGTTAATAGAGATTGACTTACCAGAAGATACCCACGCACCTAAACCACGTCAGAACGCAAACTATGGGGCTTATATTCAAGCACAGAACCATTATTACAATTAGGGAGGGAACTGCATGACAACGGAAGAATATTTTAAAAAATTACTAGAAGATAGCGAAAAACAGCCTACAAACTGGTTGAGTGATAGGGTTTTAGACAAAAATATCAAAATGCTAGATGAAGATATTGAAGCAGAGTGGGACGATTTTCCGTTATTCACGAAAAAATATTTATCAATACTACACAACGTGACTATAACAAAGCTGATGCCGTTGTTAAATTTTTGGAATCAATACCAATAGAGATGGAATATAAAAAAGGGCTAAATATAGTTATACAAGCATTGAACGAGTTAAAAGATAGTCTTAAAAATCAAGTGCTTGGTGTTATTGATAACCAAATCCTGTTTCCAAATGATAAGGAGGACACGAAATGACACTACCAGAGAATTATAGACGTGTCCTTAATCTGATCAAGGTTGGAGCAGACAACCCCATTACAGGGGCAGAGATTAGCTTAATACTGAAACTTGAAGAGCGTTCCGTCCAAAGTATCATCAGTAGCTTAATCACACGCTATAACATCCCTATTATCGGCATTAGACACGGATTCAATCGTGGGTACTTTATCCCAGCTAACAAAGAAGAATTACTAGATGGTGCTAAAGCCTTTTATAATCAAGTACAAAAGGAACAGGAACGCCTAAGTGTGTTATTGAATGCCGATTTAACCAGTTATAAGGAATTACTCAAAGGAGGTTAGGCATGAACGTATTTAGTCAAGATTATGAAGCCAAACTCTTAGAACAAAACCTGACCGCTTTTAATCGCTTTTTGGAAGCCTACCAGAAACCTAAACCAAGAGTTTTAGGGTTGATCACGGCCGAACAAGTCAAAGAGGAATTAAATATCAAAGGTAAAACCCTAAAACGGTGGGAAAATGCTGGGTTAAGACGATACCAACCACCACTAGAAGACACCAGGAAACATTATTACAAGGTCAGTGATATTCTTATCTTTTTGGGGGTAAATGTGTAGATGGCTATTTATGAAGCAAGAGGCTTTAGCTCTTATTTGTACCCCTACAAAGGACCTTTAGAACCATTTGACTATATTGCTCAGTTTAGACCTTTGAAACCGCCTGAGGATATTGATATTGAAGAATACAAGCGAACACAAGCCCCCTACTGCCTGAGTGGCAAGGTCACAGCAGAGAAAAACGGTAGCTATAAGCGCAATAATGCTAGTTTAGTTTATCGCGATTTGATTTTTCTTGACTATGACGAGATAGAAACAGGCGTCAACCTACCTAAAATCGTTTCTCAGACGCTTTGGGAGTATAGTTATATTATTTATCCAACGATTAAACACACCCCCGAGAAGCCTCGTTATCGCCTTGTCATGAAGTCTAGTGACGTGATGACTGAAGCAACTTATAAACAAGTGGTCAAGGAGATAGCCGATAAGATTGGACTGCCGTTTGATTTAGCTAGCCTTACCTGGTCACAATTACAAGGCTTACCTGTTACAACAGGCGACCCAGAGGGCTATCAGCGCTATGTGAACCATGGTCTTGATTATCCTGTTCCTAAAAATGGTAGCACGCCAAACAGACAAGTTGTTACTACTTACACGCCACGCCCTAGAAGTCAGCGTTCTATTACCATGAGGGTCATAGATACCTTGTTTAATGGTTTTGGAGACGAAGGCGGGCGCAACGTAGCCTTAACTAAGTTTGTTGGCTTGCTATTTAATAAATGGGTGGACTGTGATTTAGAGACGGCTTATGAGCTGGTACAAATAGCTAACAGTGTGACAACTAAGCCACTACCCATTGATGAGATAGATACAACCTTTAGAAGTATACTTGATAAAGAATTAAGAAAGAGAGGAATCAAGCCATAGACAAAGAAGAATTGAAAGACTATCAAAATAAACTATCGCAAGCCACTCAACCTGCTTTTGCCCCTGCTTTCAGGACACGAAAAGGTAGAGGAGACAAAGAATATGTCATTAGTAGCCCCTACAATGTCGGTAAGGTTTTTGAATTTTACGAAAATATCTATACAGGTATTAAATACAACGAATTTGAAAAAACTATTGAAATCACTAAAGCAGTTCCTTGGTCTAAAGAAAAAGGGCTATGGACGAACGAGCAGACCAGCCTTTGTATTGCATTCATTGATGAAAAATATCGGTTTACCCCTCGTAAAGAACATATAGAGGTAGCTATTACCGCTTTAGCTAAAAAGAACACTTATCACCCCATTAAACAGCGTATTGAAAGTCAAAAATGGGATGGTAAAGCTAGAGGAGAACGCTACTTTATTGATCTATTAGGCTGTGCTGATAATTCCTATAATAGAGAAATTGCCAAAGTATGGCTAACAGGTCTCATGGCTAGAATTTATCTCCGTAAAGTAAAGTTTGAAGTCGTTCCTATTCTCATTGATAAAAGACAAGGAACTGGGAAAAGCACCGTTACTAAGCGACTACTCCCTAGCTACCACACTGATTCAGAAATCAAGTTTGGTAAAAATGATAGTGATTATCAGAAGATACAAGCCAATGCCATTATTGAGCTAGGGGAGCTAAAAGGCATGTCAAAGGCAGAAATTGAAACAGTTAAAAGCTTCATTTCCTCAGATAGTGATACTTATCGTGAACCTTATGAACGTAAAGCCACTCCTCATCCAAGGCACTGTGTCTTTATCGGAACAGCTAATAAAAAATCTTTTCTTAAGGATAGTGGAACAGAAAGACGCTTTTTCCCTATTGAATGTGGTATCAATGACGTGAAAAAACATCCTATGGAGGTGGAAGAAGATTATTTCTTACAGGTACTCGCTGAAGCCAAAGTATGGTTTAACAATTATGAACCACTAACGCCATCTAAAGAGTTAATGAATCAGTTAGCAGACATTCAAGAAGATTATAAGGTTGAAGACGTCGACAAAGAAATTATTGATCAATTACTGAATGAGTTTCAAATTGTTGAAGGTTGGGATAGCTTATCACAGTATGAACAACGGCAATACGTCCTCAAACAGCTAGGAGAGCCGTTAGATAATGCTCAAAGCTATAGTGACTACCCTTCCGCACAGACAGATTGCTTACTCCAAGTGACAAGTCCTAACCATATCGCTTATCTAGGATTTAACCAAAAACCAACGCAAGGTGGTAAGGCCCTTATTTCTCAAAAAATACGTGATTACTTAGATAATGATGACGGCTGGAAAAAAGGAGAGAATCCCACAAGAAAAAGACTATTTAAAGGTGGAACTCCCGTATCTTACTATGAACGAGTTTAAAAACTACACTAATGCTACATAAAAACTACACGTAATGACACAAGCTAAAACCTTGGTATTATAGGCTTTATACTCTATTGTAGTATTAGTAGTATTTAATATCATAGATAATAATTTTTATAACTAATAGTGCGCGTGCAGAAAAAGAAAGTCTTTTGCTCAAATTAATGCTACTAAAAGCACAAAGTGCCCAAACCTCTTGATACCGTTGGCTTTAGCCCTGTGCTTATTACTGTGCTATTGATTTTTTTAAATGTTAATAACACACATTTTAGAGAGAAAAGAGGGACATATGAATCCTAACTATACAAATCATGGCGTAAAGAAAATGCGTTACAATTATGATGATTTGCCAAACGACCAGCTATACCGATTGGAACTTCCTAATGGTCAATGCGGTTATGACTTTATCACCAAAATTAATTTCAACACAAAGTCTAGACCGGGTGATTGTGATTTTACCAGACCAGAACTCATACGCCGTGGTTATCGCTGGGTCTTTGACTGTGGCTTTGCGATACCTGTTGAGAAAGGAGCTAAAACATGAAAATCAAACTATTTTATCAAAAACACAAGGAATCACTAGATGATTTTGAATATCGGGTCAATCTCTTTACCCTATCGGTATCTGTGATAGACATTAAATTCCAAGAAGCCACTTATGGCAATTATGAAGACATGGATTCAAGAACCGGACTATTGGTCTTGTACAGGTAACTGATATGAAACTAAAATTACACACACTCATGGCTTTCATCTCATACCATGACCAACAGGCTGAACATCTCTCTATGAATTATCAGGAGATGAACCAAGACGATTTAGGAGCTATCCTTGAAACTATCAGTCAAGCCTTTAACCATTTGTATGATATGGTTGTTGAAGGTCAGTTACTCGTTAAATAGACATTCAGAGGTTTTTCCCTCTTTCTTGTCGTTTTACCAATAGTTTTGGGTTGTTTGAGTTTTAAGGAGAAAGAATGTTAGAACTATCTATTGAAAATATCATTAAACCAATGAAGATACAGGGGAAGACAAGAGTTACAGGATCAATAGGTGACCAAGCTATCCGCATAGACCTAGATGGGCTAGTGATTCACTACAATGGTCAAGGCCTATTGCTTGAAACGATTCCAGGAACTTATGGTGGTAAACGTTACTTTTTCGTGTGTCCTGACTGTGAGAGACGTTGTCGGAAATTATTTAAGGCTTCTCATGCCTTTGCTTGTGGTTCTTGTCAGAAGGTTCATCAAGCCACGCTCAATCGAAGCAAGACAGAGTGTTGCTACTACTGGCAATTAGCCTTTAAAGAGTGTTTGAAAGTAAATCCAGAAGCAAGACACATTCATGGATATTATAGTCGTGATGACTTTCCTAAACGTCCAAAGTACATGAGATTAACCAAATACCTCTATCACTGGAGAAGATTTCATTACTATATGGATAAGGGTGACAGGTACTGGCTATAATATTCGGAAACTACCCCCTTCATTTTTAAACGGGGCTATATTGTTCGGAAACTTAAGAACGCGCCCTTTTCCGTGCAAAAAATTCCCTTTTTGAAATTTTTGACGAAGATTAAAAAGCTTGATAGGAAAGGATTTGACATCTCATTTTAGCCCATAACCCTGCCACAAAGAATAACCATCTAAGACTAAAATAAAACATTGTTTTAGCGCTTCTAGCTACTAAGTTGATGATTTATACTATAAACTCTAAAAAGTGCTTAGAAACGATTTTAGAAGCGAAAAGCGAAGTACTACAAAAAATATCTAGTTTACAAAACGAACAAAACAAAAAGACGTCCACACGGAACGCCCCCTTGGTTAAATTTAAGCTTAAATAAATTATACCATAACCAGGAGAAAAGACCATGAGCGCTAAAGAACAACTTAAAGAATTGAAACCACTTTTCGCTTTAATAACCTTATTTGAGGAACAACGAGATAAAGACATCAAGCTGATAAATGCTTTTCATAATCCTGAAGCAATAAGACATATCGAAAAAGGTACAGCTAAACAACTCTTATATTTAGCTAAAGAACGTGATAAGAGACTAGCCATGATCGCCACGCTCCAAGATGAGAGACAGATAGCTGTTATTAAGGCTAGATACGTGGATGACTTATCATGGGACGAGATATTCGATAAACTAGGTTACTCAAGAAACATTGTGTTCAAACTACATAGAGAAGCTTTAGAGGTGTTAGATGAGCAAGAAGAACGCTATTCGTAAGCTGAAAGAATTTCATAGATGGCAACGTATCGCTAATAGCCTTGATTTAACTTATACCGAGCTTTACCAGTTTGATATAGATTACCATCCCACGCGCAGAAAACACCTTGAAATAAGCCGAGAATGCGCCCTAGAGGAACTAGACGCTATTAGGTATGCCATTAATCAACTGTCTAAGATAGAATATAGAAAGATACTGATTGAGTGTTACTTGATCAGTGAGGAAAAAACTCAACAGGACATTATGGAAGAACTTAACAGAAGTCAAAGCTGGTATTATGAGACTAAGAAACGAGCTTTGCTCGAGTTTGTGGAATTTTACAGGGACGGGGCGCTAAAAAATAATGTTCGCTTATGACACCAAATAAATATTAATATAGCTCTAATTTAGTTGGTGCTAATATCTAAAGTAAAACAATCAAACTTCAATGTTTCATAATCGTTCAAAATCCCTATTTATGAGGCCCAAATATTATTAAATCCCAAAAAAATAGAATGAATTTTTTGACTAATTAGCTGTTATTATGGAGTTCACTATTAAAAATAATAATAAGGAGAATAAAGTGAAAAAGAAATTAGTTATGGCATTGACTTTGTGCTTGTCAATATGTGCTATAAGTGTCAGAGCGAATGAGGAAGTGGCTGAAAGCGATTTGTTTATAACCAAAGGACAGTCACATTTGCCTGGAGTTAGCGTAAAGCCGTTTAAAGTTGGGGATAATAAGATTAATGTTAATTTAGAACCTTATGGGTATGTTGAGACTACAGTAACCCATGGGGATGGAATATCTGAAAAAGTAAAAGCCGAAGATAGAACTATAACAGTTAAATGTCCAACTAATTATGAATGCACTGATAGAAGTTATAAAGTTAGCGGCTACCGTGCAGGAGGAGATGGAAATTATACTGTCGAGTTGGAGAAGTCGCTTGAAGAAGAGGATGTGGTTACATTGTCGTTTATGGATGATGGAAGTATGTACTTTGGTCAGTTAGTCTATGAGACTAAAAAAGCCCAAAATACTCGTCTTCAAGAAGAAAAAAAGTCGAAGAACAGAGAAAAGCTGAAGAAGAACAAAAACAATTAGAGGATTCTATGATAAAACATATTCAAGAAGAAGCCAAAAAAACTTGGTACCAACGCTTGGGAGATAGCATCCAAGACCAGTGGTGGAACTTTAAAGGCTGGTTGAGAGGATAGTTTTTTTCCTCAATGACACTAATCGTGCTATAATAAGCCATAAGGCAAACTAAAAGCGTAGTATTTAAACCACGCTAGTTCTTGCCTGCTGAACTCATTGTGTAAAGGACCTGCAAAGGTCTTTTTTGTTCACCTTTTTGTGGACTTTTGAGGGAAGTCTAAGGAAACTTAAAACCTATATTTTTTCAAAAACACAGTCATATCAATACTTAAGGACTGTCAATACCCTGTAAAGGCTGCTAAACCAAGTCCAATAATGTTTGTCATAATTTCCTCGCATTCTTATGGACTATTATAACATACTTAATAAATGGCCGAAGGTCTCGGACCATTTTTGACAGCATAAAAAATGCCTTCAATATAGAAAGCATCTTTTTCATTTTCAGCTGAAAAGTTATAACAACTTTTTCAATTCGTAAAGGGTTGTCATTGCTTGAAGTGGAGTCATGTTCATCACATCAATAGCTTCTAACGTGTGAATAATCTCCTGAGACTTATCCTCATCAGGAAACAGCGATAACTGTCCCTCTCTAGCAGCGCTGCTTGGCTCAACTTTTGAAGGGACTGATATTATCTCAGCAGATTGTGCTTGCGCTTCTAAACGCGTAAGCACCTCATCTGCTCTGCTTAGCAGGGCCTCAGGAAGTCCTGCTATTTTTGCTACGTGAATACCGTAAGATTTATCCGCCGGTCCCTCAGCAATCTTATGAAGGAAGGTTACATCGCCATCTTTTTCAAGCGTTGCTACATGAACATTGACTAGACTTGTCAACTTAGTTGACAAGTCTGTCAACTCATGATAGTGCGTTGCAAACATGGTCTTAGCACCAACTCTATCATGGATATATTCGATAATTGCCTGAGCCAGTGCCATACCATCATAAGTTGCCGTACCCCTCCCTAGTTCATCAAATAGAATAAGGGAATTGTCACTGGCTCGTTTGATTGCTTGGTTTGCTTCCATCATCTCCACCATAAAGGTTGATTGCCCAGAAATCAAATCATCAGCAGCCCCAATACGCGTAAAAATCGCATCAAATAGAGGCAAATCAACATGGTCAGCAGCTACAAATGAGCCCATCTGGGCCATGATAACCGTTAAGGCCAGCTGTCTCATATAAGTCGACTTACCGCTCATATTTGGACCTGTAATCAATTGAATGCTTGTCTCTTGGTTAAAAGAGATACTATTGGGAATGTATTCCTGCACTCCCATAACCTTTTCAACAACCGCGTGACGACCTTCTTGAATTTTAATCACATGATTATCATTGAACTGCGGCCGGATATAATGATTGGTTTCGGCAACGGCTGCTAAACTTTGCAAAACATCCACCGTTGCCAAAGTTTTAGCCAGTTTCTGTAAACGATTAATATAGGTTTCAACTTGAGCTCGAATACACATAAAAATATCGTATTCTAAACTAGATGACTCTTCCCTAGCCTCTAACATCTGACCTTCAATCTTAGCCAA